ATAAGCATTGATAAGAGCATCCCACATACGAGTTTGTGCAAACACATCTTCATAATTACATTTGGTGTCATATGCGAGAGTTAAACCCAACTCAATCAGTTTTAGTTTTTCTTCTAGTTTGACAATCAAATCAACGTCTTTGATGTTATAGTCAATAAACTTTTGATAATCTAACCGATACAACTGATGAAGGTTATCAAACTCAGAATAATCAATTTTCTTTTCACCAAGTTCTACTGTTGCAATATTATCAAGGCGATAGGATTCTTGTGACTTTCCTGCGGGAGCATACCATCGATACAACTCAATGTAGTCTAATACAGATACACCTTGAATACCATAAGTTACTTGTTTCTTGCCTTTAATCCACTTTTCTTTGATTGCAACATTCTCCCACGGCGACATCTTACGAACATATTCTTCACCTAGAATTTTTGTGAATCGATTAACGAGATAAGGAATATCAAAGAACTTAATATTCCAACCAGAGATTACATCAGGATATTCATCTTTCCAATCTTCCAAAAATCTTTTGCAGAGATGCCATTCATCTTCACATTTAAAATAGGTAACATCATCATGGTAGTTATTATAATCGCCGCAACCATAGACCAACATGGCACCATTCAGTTTGCGGATTGATATTGCTGTGATTGGTTCTTCTGCTTTTTCTGGGTCAGGAAAGCCATTCTCTGAACCGACCTCAATATCGATGATAGCAATGTGTAATTGATTTATGTCCCAATCAATCATACCACGGTGAGTATCTGCAACATAAGCATACTCAAAGTTGGCATTGCCATAGATTTTAAAGTTTCTTACATCTTCATATTTTTTGATGAAGTCTCTTGCTTGGCGAATTGTTTCAAATCTTTTAGGCTCAACAAATTCACCGTGTAGATTTTTCCATTCGGTGTTTTTATTCGTTGGTAAAAACAAAGTCGGAGAGTATTGGACTTTTTCCCGTACTCGCCGACCATTCTTTACACCACGAAAAAGAATGTTGTTGCCATAAACTGCAACATTTGTATAATATCTACTCATTCATTGATTATATCAGAATTTTGGAATAGCAGAGGCAATCTGTATACCACTACCGAAGATTGCGTTGTATTGGTTCTCCAACTCAACAACTGGTTTATTTACAGTTAAAACATCAACCTTATCAAAAGAAATACCTGTTTTGAATTCTTCTGAATACTCTAAAAAAGGAACAAAAGCAATGTTTGCAGCTTCTTGTGGTCCTTGTGGCGGAACATTTACAACCTGTACTGGTTGTTTAATTCTATAAACACCGCCCCTGTCATCAACCACATCACCCATTAGTGTGTGGTTGGTTTTGAGCGTGATTAATTTTATCATGCCGGTACCTCAGTCTCCTCAGGCAAAACGCCGATTGTTACCCAGCGCTTTGGGAAAAGCATTTCACGGCCATCAAAGTCGGCCATGTTATAGTTGGGGTCTTGCATAAACCCAATCACTTCGACCATACCGTCAAAGTCCCTCAAGGCCAAACTGTACCTTTCAGCCTTAGGCATCTTGTACTCTACAGCCAGTTTCTTAGCAACTTCACGAATATTCATTACGAATTCCTTTCTTCTTTCGTTTTGTATTGCCACTCATCGGTATGACCGACACTCCATTTTGGTTCAGTTTCTACTCTGTAGTTTTGTGAACACACTTTAAAATCTGGCATGAGTAACTTATCTATTGTTAAACTACTATCACGCCAGACAATTCTGTTATTTGGTTGTGCAGCGAATTGACCGTTGTCTAACTTGATAACATTAAATGATTTATGCTCTGGGTCATGTTCAGAAAAATTACAATCTAAAATACTTCCGTCTGGATGAGCATTATCAATTGTAAAAACATATACACCTTTGTGCATCTTCTTATCTTTGCCAAAGAACTCACACATACTTAATAGTGGTTTCTGTACGACTGTTATATTATAATCGAAACAGTCCCAAATTTGCAAGGTATCCAAAGGCAATTGTTCATCTTTATTGAAGTTTTGCCTCCACACAAAAGCAGAAATAGGCAACTTATCATAAAGAGCACCATAATCAGTAAGTAAAGTTTCAAAGTAAAGTGCTTTGCCGATTACACTCTTTACAGAAATCCAAACACCAGGTGTTAATTCACCAAAGCCTTTCTGATGGTCATACAAATATTCTTTCTTAACATATACTGAAACTGGTGGAAGATTATGTACTAAAAAGGCCACTCTGCGAATCTCCTGGTGCTACTCTGTAATTATCCTCTACTGAATCCGGTGTGGAAACTTCAATGATAGTTCCTTCTTCTAAACAAATTAGTTGATGCGGTTCTAGTGGCTCATTTCTCCACACCGAACCTTCAGCTAATATTGTTGTTCTTTCGCTAGCATCTTTGGTCATAATGTATTTGACTTCAAATCTTCCAGATAACACATACCAAGTTTCATCTTTCTGAGCATGAAAGTGCATAGAGAATTTAGAACCGGATTTAAACCTTAAAAGTTTACCACAATATTTGTCATTGGTGGCCCAAATTAATTCTGAACCCCAACCCTTTTCAACAAAACCTTCTAGTCTCATTTTATCACCTTTGCAAAGTTTGGTGGTTGCCAACCTTCTGGTTTCATCACTTTGCCGTCTTCACGTTTTAAAACTTTACCGGTTTCTTTGTCAATTTTGGCAAGGTTAGACTTTGTACCTTCATCCCAAATGGCATTACAATCCCAACCTTTTGATGCCATAAAACCAACAATAACCCAAATCATATCAAAACAAGCATCTGCCATTTCAACCCCATCATCTTGTTGAAATGCTTCACAGAATTCAGAATATTCTTCTGTGATAAGTTTAGAATATAAATCAGATTGTTCTGGATTATTTTTGTTGATAGATTGACCTGCAGCAGACATAAACATCCGCACATCGGTAAAAACTTTACACATAATTAAACCTTTTTTGTTAGTTCGGATTGATATGTACGTTGACGCAGCTCAGAAGAACTGAAACGGTGTTGACGAGAATTATAATAAATTTTTATGTTTCTATCTTCACAAATTTCTTTTCCTGTGAATTCTTTGCCTTCATATTCTTCACCAATAATACGAACAGTAATTGGTAAAAACATTAACAAATCTTCTAAGTCTTTCTCTGTATTGTAAACGATAATTTCATCTACAAATTTTACTGCCTCTAACTGTACATATCTCTCAACGATTGATTGAACAGGCCTATTTTTTTCATTAGGCCTGTCAATCGATGGGTCACTTTGAAGTCCTACAATCAAATAATCGCAAAGTTTTTTTGCTTCAGCCAACATTAGAATATGGCCAGCATGAAGTAAATCAAATGTTGAACAAGTAAAACCTACAGGCTTTACAACCAATTCATCAGGTAGGACTATCATAATTAAGATTCCTCTTTAGCAGCTGCAAGAGCTTTACTAAAACGATTGGCGTGTGAACGCTCAGCTTTCGCTAGAGTTTCAAACCAATCAGCGATTTCATCAAAGCCTTCATCACGAGCTGTGCGAGCCATACCTGGGTACATATCAGTATACTCATGTGTCTCACCATGAATGGCAGACTCAAGAGCTTCTTCTACGGTCTTAGCAGACATACCGGTTGCTGGGTCGCCAGCGCCCATATCAATGAGATATTCCATATGACCGTGAGCGTGACCAGTTTCACCCTCAGCGGTACTACGAAACAGAGCAGCGATATCAGGCGCACCCATCACATCAGCTTGGTTTGCAAAATACAAATAACGACGGTTGGCCTGAGATTCACCTGCGAAGGCTTCCTTCAATGCCAATTCAGTTTTGCTACCTTTCAAATCCATAATCAACTCCTTAATTTTAGAATGACAATTTTACACCAACTACTGTGGCGTTATGCTTGAACGCTTTGGTCAGTTCGTTCTTCATGTATACGTCAACTTTATCGCCAACGGGTACGACCAGGTCTACATCAACTTTCTCACCTTCAAACTTTGTGGTGTTTGGGGCAGTCCAGTTGTACTTAGCTTCAACACCAATGGGACCAAGGTCAGCATTTACACCAACGATGGCACGATTAGTTGCATTGTTTGCTTCACGCTCGAGAGCAACAAACGGCGAAACATCAGCCATAGATGTTGTCGCAATCAAAGTTGTGGCCATAGCCAATAATGTTTTTTTCATTTATTTTCCTTATTAATTTTAAGTGTTTCGATTTTACATTGTTCTAAGAACTTTAAGCCTTCATCGTTTCTATATGTATCTCTGTAATATACAGAGTTTATACCAGATTGGTATATCAATTTTGCACACTCTAAGCATGGTGCATGAGTGACAAAAAGTGTTGCTCCTTCTGAAGAATGTGTTGACTTAGAAATTTTAGCAATAGCATTTGTTTCTGCGTGTAACACTTCGGGTTTAGTGTTTAACCTTTCTTCTCCATTAGAGCCATAGCCGACAAAATTTTCACAAGTATTATCCCAGCCAGATGGCATACCATTGTAACCAATACCAATAATTGTATTGTCCTTTACAACAACACAACCAACTTTCATCCTTTTAGCACTAGAAAGATTTGCATATATTTCTGCAACTTTCATGTGAGCTTCAATATATTTTTCTTTCATTGTAATATTACTAAAGGTGATTGTTGTTTTTTCAGATTATTAGCATACACAAAAAATGGCATAAATCTTTCGCCTAAAAATCCTGGATATCTCCAAGGAAAAGGTTCAGAAGTGGTTCTTTGTGTGGGGTAAGATTGTGAAGCATTTTGAAAGATATATTCTAAAATCTCAAAAAATTC